ATGAGCAACGCATTGCAGACCCTTCGTTTCGAAGATACGGAGGTCACCGCACTGGACTGCAACACCGACGAGCCGGTGTTCGTCGCCAGCCCCATCGCGAAGAAACTCGCATACGAGAGCGCGAAGGACATGTTGCGCAATCTTGACTCCGATGAAAAGGGTAAGCACATTGTGCCCACCCTTGGAGGAGAACAAGAAATGAGCGTCATCACGCTGCCCGGCCTGATCCACGCCTTGAACAATCGCCGCCCCGGCGCAGTCAAGGACGAGGCCACGCGCAACATGGTCATCCGGTTCCAGCGTTGGGTGAACCACGAACTAGTGCCGACCGTAATGCGCACCGGCAGATACGAGGTGCAGCGTCCGCAACACCTGCTTGAGGCGGCTCACCATGAGCGCATGATGCAAGTCGAACTGTTGAAGGCTTCGCAGGGCATCGTCCACCCGGATTTCCTCGAAGCGAAGACGCGCATCGTGATCGCACGGGAATTGGGGGAACTACCTGAGCTCGACCCGAAGACCCGTCCCCTGTACACACAGGACTATCTACGGGAGAAGAATCTGAGCGCCAAGCAGCTGCGATCGAAGAGTGGCACATTCGGCAAGAAGCTCAAGGCCGCATATCGAGAGCGAAACGGTCGAGACCCACAACGCGCTGATCTGACACTGCCGAACGGTCACATCATTCAGGTCTACGCCTACACGGAAGAAGATCGCCCCTTGTTTGACCGGGCATGGGATGAGCTCAGTCAGAAAGCGGGTGCGTGATGGCCGGCGCTCTCCCTGAGAAAAATCTTCGTCTATCTCTCACCCACCCTATCGTGTCGGACTCTTACAGACATTCCTTCCCCATGGAATTGGTATGTGATCCGAACGATGAGGCCGACCTGTTCCTGACGGTGTTCAAAGCGAAGGTTCCTATGTTCGACTTGTGGTTCGACCTGACGTATTCCACGTTCGACGGGGTGACCGGTTCGTTCTATCCCGATTGGAGCGAATGGACGTTCGGTGACCTGAAGGAAGCGAAGGACGTATTGCACTCCTATCTGGATTCCATCGATGTTCTCCGCGTTTTTTTGCGGACTACCTGCGGGTATTCGAGTGGGCGTCGACCGTGGACTGGCGCGGCCTGCTCGCCAAGAAGCGTGGTGAATCATGTCCAAGCAGATAGAAGCACAGGACGGTTGGCCCATTGGCAAGGTGGCGGAATTCCTGAATCTTTCGAAGAGCACTCTTTACATCTGGTCTTGCTACGACCGGTGGGGCGGGAAATACCCGCCGGCCCCGAAGCGTATCGGCCGTCGGCTGGTGTGGGATCCACGCGAGGTCATCGACTACCGAAACAACAAATGCGCCATCACCCGCAAGGAGCTGGTCTACGGCAAGTAAGGGTTCTCCCGGCCTCAATGCCGGGAGAAAAAAGGAAAGCGGTGTCGGCGTTGCACTGTCCAAGGTTCACGCCGGCACCAACATCACCAATCACATTGAAAGGAAAACAAGTGATGTCAGAACACAAGATTACCGGAATCCACGCCATCGGCGTCGAGATCCCGAAGGGAATGTCATTCAAGGAGCTCATGGAGCAGCTGCTTGAGGGAGGAGAGGCTGAGTTGGAGAAGGAGTTGGACGAGGAGACGCGCCAGCCGGAAACCGGCAAGTGCGATTGTCCGGCATGCGATCCAGACAAGGACACCGTGGAGGAAAGATTGTTCCATCCGGTCGATCAGTGGCAGCACGCCGTCGATGTGGCCAGTGACGTGCATGACGCTGCAGGTTCGCTCGAACAGTGCCTGTTCGAGCTGGGTGAGAACCAGTTGGCGTTCGATGCGTCGATGATCCTCAGCCAGTCGCTGACCCTGCTGCGTGACATCCAACGCAAGCGCAAGGAGGTTGCGGAATGAGCATCGAAGCATTGCGCAAAAAGAAGCGTATGCGCCGACCCCGGCCGAGGTTAACGGACGGGCAGAAATCGGCCGTATTACTGGCTCTCACGTTCTTCGAGGGTTGGCTGGTCGGTTTCGCCGGCACGCATAGTCGCATCCCCAGTCCGGTGGGTACGCCGCAGTGGATGATAACCGGCTCGCTCGCATTGGCGGTCGTATTGCCGCTCGTGTTCGTGGGAATCCTGTTGAAGTGGGGTGGCGATGGAACAGCCGAGTGAGTTCACTCTTTGTCTGCCGGGCGACCCGGTGCCGAAGGGGCGTCCCCGCGTCTACAACGGGCACGCGATGACCCCGAAACGCACCGTCAGGGCGGAGGAACGCCTGTTCGCGGAATTCCGTCTGAAATACCCGCAGGCGAAACCATACCAGTGCCCGGTCAGGTTGGAGGCCGAATTCTGGATGTCCCATAGGGGCAGGCCGGATCTCGACAACCTTTTGAAGCTGGTTCTGGACTCCCTGAACGGCGTCGCCTACGTGGATGACGCGCAGGTCGTCGAATCCCACGCCACCAAGCGCATGCCCGACCTGTGGGTGTACGGAGCCAAAGGCAAATACCGGAAACGCAAGAGCGGTGATCCGTACACGTGTTGCGGGCATGAGTACGAGCCACATCTCTATATCCGTATCAAACCGCTCCCGGAATGGGAACCGAACAAGCAAGGACAAGCATGATGCCTGACCGGCGTCTCTGGATGCCGCGTTGCAGGACATGCGGGCCGCTCGGCAAGCCCACCGGACTGGACGAGGCGGTCACCAGCTGCACCCGGCATGCGAACCAATACCCGAACCATCAGACGGCGTGGTATCCCACCCACGCCCAGATCATCGTGAAAGGCACACCAAATGACTGCGAATGACACGTCAACCATCGAAACCACGGAGGCCGTGAACCCGGACGAGGGACTGCGTCAGGGATTGTTCGCCGCGCAGGCGGCTCGCATCGTGGAACTGCAGGCCGAGATCGCGTCCCGTCAGGAGGAGGTCGACGAGCTGAAGGCCCGTATCCTCGACTCGCATCCTGTCGGCACCTACCAGGCCGGCAACCTGAAGGTGCAGGTCAAGCCGGGCGCGCGCCGCATCAACGCCGGCACGTTCGAAAAAGCCTACCCGGCCACCAAGTATCCCGGAGCCTACCAGTTGCGGCCGCGGCCGCTCAGCCAGTTGGAGAAGCTGCTGTCGGCGGACGCGGTGGCCGATTACGCGATGAGCGGCAAGCCTATGGTGGTGGTCTCATGAGCGCGGAACTGTCCAGCCTGGGCATCGCCCAGATCGTGGAAAGCGTTATCGCCGACTACGACCTGCACGACGAGAACGGCAACGAGCTGACCGACGACCTGTACGTCATCCGCTCCGAACGGCTCGACGAGCTGGGCCTCACCGTCGCCAGATGCATCCACAAGGCGACGCGCGAACTGGAGGCGCAGGGCAAGACCGGTTTTCCCGTGCATTCGATGCTCTGCGGGCATACGCCGCCAACCATCACGACGGCGGATGACGGGACCTACACGCTGCGCTTCGACAACGCCAGCGAAGCGGTTGCAGTCAAAGGCCTCAACAAGACCGCATTGGCCGACGTCAAGAAAACCATCAACGACTTTCTCAAGGAGGTGAAAACCCATGAACGGCATGAATGAGGCTATCCTCGCCGTCGCGCAGGCCCAACAGGGTGATGCGATACCAGTGGACACACCGCCCATGACCCAGTCGGCACCCGATATGGGCAAGCCGCCAGTCACGCCGAAAACCAAAATCGGCACGATGGAGGAACCCAGGTTGTGGCCGAAGATTCGCGGCATCATCGAGGCGGACATCGTCAACAAGCCGCGCAACCTACAGCGTGAGCTCGGACCCAGCGAACTGGGCACGGACTGCCTGCACTGTCTGGCGGCGAAGCTGGCGGGCTGGGAACAGTCGAAGCAGCCGGCATGGCTGCCCTACACGGGCACCTGTCTGCACGAGCATTTCGAACGCCTGTTCTCCAACCCGCAGGTCATGTACGGCGGCCAGGTGTTCGACGGACCCGCCCCCGAGGAGCTCAAACCGTTGTATTGCACCGAGTACACGGTGACCGTGGGCCGGTTGAACGGCCTCACGGGCGGCTACGACATCAAGGGCAGCATCGACCTGTGGGACGTGGCCGAAGGCGCGACCATCGACTGGAAGTACGTGAACGACAACTCCACACTGAAGCTCGCGAAGGCCCACGGCCCATCGCAGACATACCGGGTGCAGGCCAGCCTGTACGGAATAGGGCTCAGGAACGAGGGCGTGGACGTGCGGCTCAGCTGTATTTACTTCCTCCCCCGCAACAGCCAGACGCTCAATGACGCCTACCCGTGGGAGCGGGAGTTCGACGAGAAGCCGGGCATGTGGGCCTTGTCACGGGCGAACCTGCTCGACGTGATAGAGCTCGCCGACGGGCCCAAGATGCGTGACTCGTGGATCCGCCGACTACCACACAGCACGGGGCATTGCTTCGACTGCAACACGTGGCCGGACTCGACCACGCTCCCCGAATTCGACGAACAGGCATGGCCCGAAGTGCCGGACCAATGGCTGCAGCTCATGGACCTGCTCGAACCCGAATACCAGTTCACCAAGTAAAAAAACAACGAAAGGAACACGACAATGTTCGGACAACCACAACAGTACGGGTACCCGCAGCAGGGGTACGGCTACCAGCAGCCCCAACGACAGCCCGCCCAGTTGAGCTCGCTCGGCGACCTGCTCGCCGGCAACAGCGCCAAAGCGTACTTCGGCGCGAACAGCCAGCCCGGAGACTCGGTGACCGGCGTCATCGAAAAAATCGAGACCACGCAGGTCAACGACTTCCAGACCAAACAGCCCGCCTATTGGAACGACGGACGCCCGAAGGAGCAGATCCACGTCATCATCCAGACCCAGTTGCGCGACCCGAGCGTGGATGACGACGACGGCCGCCGCTCGCTCTGGATCAAAGGCTGGGGCATCCAGCTCAAGGCGTTTCGCGAGGCCTGCCGTCAGGCGGGCGTGAAGATCCCGAAGCCGGGCGACACCATCACGGAACGGTTCGTGGGTCTCGGCCAGCGGGGCGACGCGCCCCAACCGCCGAAAGTGTTCGAATTCCACATCGAACCCGCGTCCAGCGTCAACAGTCTCGTCAACGGAAGCCAACCCCAGCAGCCCGGCATGCAGCAAGCCCAGCCGACATACCCGCAGCAACAGTACGCGCCACAGCAGCCCCAGCAGGCCCCGAATCAGGGATATGCGCCGGCTCCGGTCGACCCATGGAACCCGCCGGCACAGGCGCAACCCGCTCAGCCGGTACAGCTCGGCCAACCACAGGTGGATCCGATGAAGGTCAACCAGCTGAAGGCCATGGGTAAGCCGCCGCAGGAGATCGCTGCCCTGTTGGGCGTGCCGGTCGAAGCGGTCACCGCCGTCACCGACCAGGCTCAACCCCAATACCACGGGGGCTCCGAACAGATGCCGGAAACAGGTGAATTCTAATGGACGAACTGCTGAAACATTTGCAGAACCAGTGGATCGAGCTGATGAAGGACATGGATTCCCTCGCCTCCGACCAGGCCGGTTTTGTGACGTCGATTCGGAAAGCCTGCAGCTCATGAGCGTGAGGCTCGTGCTCCTGGGCTGGCACAAGAGCAAGGATTCCGACAAGGACTGAGTCCAGTCCCGACCGCCGTAGCCGTATCCAAGCGGCCCGCACGAATGCAAAGGCGTGCACGGCACCACACATATTCACATCACGTCAAAGGAGTTCCAGGAATGATCGACATCTACGGATACGCGGCAGCCGCACCCATGTACCGTGCTGCCGGCTGGATGCAGGTCATCCCCCTGCCCGAAGGCCGCAAGACCCCGCCGCCCAGCGGTTTCACGGGACGCAGCCGCAAACCCGTCACCGACGAACAAGTACAGGTCTGGTCTCAGGCGACCCCGAACGCGAACACGGGAATCGTCATCCCCGAAGGCGTATTGGTGTTGGACATCGACGCCGCACAAGGCCATCAGGTCAAGGCGGACGGGGCGAAAGGCATCAGCGAGCTCTCGCAGGAACTGGGCGTATTGCCGGCCACGTGGAGCAGCACGGCGCACGGCATCGACAGTCCGGCACGCCACCTGTTCTACAAGGTGCCCGAAGGCCTCGCGTGGAAGGGCGGCGCCATCGAGGGAGTCGACATCCTGCAGCCCGGCCACCGGTATTCCGTGGTCTGGCCGTCGATCCACCCGAGCGGCGAAATGTACTGCTGGTACACGCCAAGCGGCGCATTCGCCAGCACACTCCCCCACATCTCGGATCTGGCGACACTGCCATGGAAGTGGGTGGACTATCTGCGCAAACCCGACAATATGTCGAACCCGAAGGAATTAAAGTGTTCGAATTCGAACACTTTAACCCCCTCGAATCCGAGGGAATACGACGACCGCATGTGCAAGGCCGTCAACACGTTCCTCAACAAGACGCTCGCCAACCCGGCAAGCAAAGGCTCAAGGCATGACACCACGCTGCAGGCCGTCTGGGCGTTGGTTAACTTCGCGCAGGAGGGACACCGGGGGGCTCTCGACGCCATCAACCAATTGAAGCCACGGTTCATCGCCGAGGTGGCCCCCGACCGTCAAGGCAAGGAGCGTGAGGCGGCACGCGAATGGGCCAGCATTCTCAGTGGCGCGATGGAGAAGGTCAACGGCGTGCAATCGCATGTGGATCCGTGCGAGCAGTCGAAAATCGAACGCATGACGCCCGGCGAGTTCGACGAACTCACCCAAAACGCGGCTGCGAGTCAAATGGAGGAAAGTCACCCGGAAGCAGTTCAAAACACTGGAACAATGCCGGTTCAAGCCGGTTCAACACCCGTCGCATCGGTTCAAAACGGTTCAATGGAAAGTCACGAGGCAAGTAAAAACGCCTCCTCCAGTTGGCGGTTCGAAGACCTCACCCAGTTGGCGTCCGGCGTCGAACTGCCGCCCACGCCAACCGTGTTCCAACGCGAGGACGGCCAAGGACTCTTCTACCGTGGCGCGGTCAACGACCTGCACGGCGAACCCGGCTGCGGCAAAAGCATGATCGCCCAGATCGCCACCGCCCAGGAACTCAGACAGGGACATGACGTGATCTATATCGACTATGAGGATTCCGCCAGAAACGTCGTCAAGCGTCTCCTGCTGCTCGGCGTGACCGGCGAACAGATCGTGCAGCATTTACACTACGTGCGGCCCAGCGCCAAGCCGAGCAGCCCCACCAGCCTCGACGGCTGGAAGGAAACCCTCGACTACGCGGACACGGCCACGCTGGCCATCATCGACGGCGTCACCAGCTGCCTCGCCTACGCCGGCCTCGACAGCAACAGCGGCGACGACATCGCAGCCTGGTACAACACCATGCCACGACTCATCAGCGCCTGTGGGCCAGCAGTCGTACTCATCGACCACGTCGTCAAAAGCAAGGACAACCGGGGCCGCTACGCCGGCGGCAGCATGCAGAAACTCGCACTCATCGACGGCATCAGCTACTCGGTGGACATGACCAAACCGGTCGGCAAGGGCGTGCGTGGCACCATCGTCATCAAAAGCGGCAAGGACCGAATCTCGGAGATCGAGGAGCATTGCGCCGTCAACTGGAGCAACGGCTCACACCTGCGCGAAGCCGCACGCATCGAAATCAACAGCACGGACCCGAAACTCATGCGCGTCACCATCGCACGACCGAACATGATGCCCAGCGAAGACCGACAGGCGAAACGCGACGACTTCCGACCCACCGGACTGATGGAACGCATCAGCCGCATGCTGGAGGACTCACTCGAAGAACCGAACCAGTCCGAACTGTTCAAGGCACTGAAGGAAGACGGTTCCGGAGCGCGTACCGCCGTCATGAGCAAAGCCGTGAGCCTGCTCCTGCAGGAGGGTTTCGTTTCGAACCGCTCTGGACGCAACAATCGTTCGATATTCAAATCCGTCCGACCGTACCGGCAGATAGACGACCCGAAATCCGACGCCTATGTGGACCGTATGAGCAGGGAGGAGGCGAGTGAATTGGATGACGAAAACCACCTCGAAATCTAGTTTTTCCCGTTTTTCCCAGTTTTTCCGAGTTTTTCCCGGAAAAACTGAGCCATCGAGTCTAGTTTTTCCCCACACTCCCCGGACACACTACGTGTGTGTCCGGGTGTGGGAAAAACTACGGCTCGCCCCTCCGGAAAGACCAAAAACACCCCTCAACGACACTAGATTTTCCCAAACCAAAGGAGCCCAAAATGTCACTCACATTCAGAGAGCAAATCGAAGAGACCGCATGGGAACTCGGCAACGGCGAAGGCACAGTGCCCGAGCTGCGTCAGCGGTTCGACGACAATCCCGACACTCCGAACTTCGACCCGGCCAAGGCATTGGAGATGCTGCACATCCTCCAAATCGTCAACTACAAGCAAGTCCCTCAGCATCGAGGCAGACCAGCCCGCAGCCATTTCCTAAAACAATCCGAATACTCGGTACTCGATTTTGACATTCCGAAGCCAATCCCCAAGGACGAGCGGGAACGCCAGACGCGGATTCAGTGGGCCAAGGACTTTCGAACCATCGCCGACTGGCTCGACGCGAACTGTTACACGACCGAAAGCGAGAAAGCATGAAAGAATCCGTCACCATCCAATACCTCTGCGAGGATGCTGACACCAATCTGGTCGAAACCATCCCAATCGCCTCCATCAGCATCGACCAGTGGAGTCAAGGCCATCCCGACCTGTTCAACCTCGACCGGAGAGGCCATCACGGCCGCCGTATGCTCAGCGTACTCATCACCGCCTGCGAAGCGGTGCTGCATGAAATCCAGGACATCAAATGGGAGGACTGACCCATGGCCGGACCGATTGACGTGATTCAACAGGCCCTCAGCGCACTGGCCTCAGCGGGATTGGGCAGCGAGTCGCCGGCAGAGGCGTATGTGCTCGGCTACCAGGCCGGCTGGCGGGAAGCGCTCGACCTGTGCATACGAATCGAAACGGCAATCAACAACGAAACGGAGGAAACGAATGAGCATCATCAGCAGTGAAATCGAGGCACAGAAGCAGCGTGACCCGTCGTACATCGACAGTGACCTGCAGTGGGCGTGGGGACGAGGATACAAGGCCGGAGCGTCACGCGAAATCACCGAAGAGGAGATTGCCGCCGCCATGGCCGAAACCCGAAAGTTCATCACGCTCCCCGGCGCGTGGATGGAGAACATCATCAGAATCGCGTTCGACGCGGCAAGAAGAAAGGCAATGGAGGAGTGAGCAGGCCACGCGCCCGTGAACGCAAACCAGCATGGCTTCGCGCGTTCATCCCGAAATCCAGCCCGCTCGTGGTCACGGTCTGCGAGGGGTGTGGCCTGTATGTGATTCAGGACAGGGAGAGCGTGTGGGAGTCGTGGGACTGCGGACTTGTGGAGGGTGATGACCTGACGGTGGCGATAATCCTCGGCCGGCCGTTGACGCGGGTTGTCTGGCTGCCATCAGTCGGCTATCCGTTGCTGCGCAGCGTGAGCGGGAGTGCGGGCATCAGGCCTGACGGCCAATACCTCGCTGGTCACATGTGCCGCTTGGCAAGAGTGAGCGTCAAGCCGTTCAAGCCGCCGAAAAGAGACCGTCCGCCGGGCAAGCCGTGGGGCGGACGCAACCTCACGAAAAGGGAGCTCGATGAATTCAAACGCATCTGGGACATGCCGTATTCGCGGCTCAAATATGAGAAAGCCCCAACCGTGGTCGGCCAGGGCGATGAGAAGCAAGCATTATTCTAGCCGACCAGCCGGAAGGGGCTTAGCATGAACTGCCAGAACTGCAAGACGATAACCGGAGAGGGGTATTCACTGTGCGCAGCATGCGAGATGCGTTTCGCCGGCACGCTCCTGCGATTGGCGCATGATGTCACGCCATTGCATGACAGCCTCGACGCGACATTGCATCCGGGCGGGCATTCGCCCGTGCGCGTCCAGACGGCCACTCCCCCGACGCCGATACGCTTGGACGTGCTCGACCTGATCGACATGCTCGACGCCACGGCCCGTGAACTGTGGCGTTGCCTCGACGGTATCGACGCTTTGGACTGGCGCAAGGACAAACGCAACGAGGATTTGAAGGCCACGCTCATCGCATGCGCAGGCCACCCCAGGCTCGCCACGTTCGCGGACGCGGGCTTCTACATGCACGTCGTTGACGGCATCGCCCGCAAAGTCGATGCTGCGCTGGACCCGCCGGAGCAACGCCGCGAGATAGGAACCTGCGAACTATGCGAGACCATGCTCACCGCAGGCCCCAGTGACCAGTGGGTCACCTGCCCAGTGTGCGGGAGGGAACAGCGAGCGCAGACCGTCAAACTGAGACGTTTGGAAAAGCTCTGCTGGGATGACAGTCGGCGTGGCCCGGCGGCGGAGATAGCCAAGGTGTTCGCGGACACGGGAATCGCCATCAAAAGGCATACGCTCACCGTGTGGAAATCCCGAGGCAAGCTTGATGTCACGCCCCAAGGCATTTCATACAGCAGCGTCTACCGGCTCGTCATCAGTGGCGGACTTGACAAAGAGCTGACTGTGACCGCATAATGTCAGTGGATTAGTATCGAAAAACCCAGCTCATGTGGCTGGGTTTTCGCGTATCTATGCTTTGTTCTTGCGTGGCCTTCCTCCGCCGACACCACGTCCCGGACGTTGGGCGTTCCATTCATCGATGGTCTCAGGCAGCCAGCCCCGAGTGCGGCCTATGGTCGCGTCGGGTTCGGGGAGTTTGAGGTTGAGCAGGCCGCCGCTGGTGATGCCGAGGCGTTCGGCGACCTGTTTGACGCCGAGGTATTCAGTCGTCATTGTTGCCTTCCTTGCCGTTGATGATTCCGGCCGCAAGGCCAATGATTCCGGCCGCGAGACCGAAGCCGCCAGATACTATCGGGCTGTCGGATAGCGCGCCGCCCAAGGCCATGGCTCCGAACGTCAGGGCCACGATTCCGAAAATCAGTGATGTTCTCATGATGTGTTTCCGATGAGATAGGATTGGCGGGGAGGTTCCGGCTAGTAGGGTTAGCCGGAACCTGTTTTACTTCTTGTGCTTCGGTCTTCGTCTGATTGCGATGATTATGGCTATCGCGGCGAGGACGTTGGCGATGATGCCGTTGATGACATCGAACCAATCCTTTGGATTCATCGGACCTCCTTTCTGCTGACATATCTATAGTAACATAATAACTATAGATATGCAAGGAGAGCACAACAAAACACGCCGAAAACTCCTGATATTTCAACCCCTCGCTAGCCCAACCAGCAGAGGCATCCGATTCAAGTCCGATACAGTCTCGGTTCGAATCCGAGGCGAGGGACACCTATTCTCCAATGATTGCGGGGTGACGGCATCATGGTCAGCTACAGCCGCCAAGTCCGCAAAGGCGGACGCCAATTCGAAAAAGACCGCAAGAAATTCTTCCTCGAATGCAAGAGCGAACACCGTCCATGCTGGCTCTGCGGAATGCCCATCGACTACGACGCACCACAGAACACCACAGACGACAGCTTCAACCTCGACCACTTCTATCCCGTCACCAAACGACCAGACCTGCAACACGACCCCGCAGGCTTCCGCCCATCACACACACAATGCAACAGCCTGCGCGGCAACAAAGACCCAGCCACACCAATCGGCACACTCAGCAGACAATGGATCAAAACAGCATAGGAGCAACACAATCATGGACATCGACGAACCGGTCAAGACCGCATGCGGGCAAACACTGCGCGAAGCAACCGGCACCATCACACTCCACATCAGCGCCAGCCTCAGCGCGGACAACGTAAGCTATGACCTCGCCAGCGTCGACGCAGACCTACCAATCACAGTTGAAGTCGTCAACAACAACGGCACGATAATGCCGAAAGTTGATAGCGTGGGCTTCACACGAATCCTCACCGCAGGAATCAACGCATTCACCAACGCCATCAAAGCCTGACCACCGGGAGGGGCGGTAAAATCCCAAAACCGGCCGCCACCGGGACACTACCCGCATGGCCGCTCTTCCTCTCCCTCCGAAAGTTTTCCGATATTCGAACCGGGGTCGCGCGCGCGAGGCGATTGCGAATGTACTGCACTTGTATTGCGAGGTGATGATGATGATGACAGCAGGAAAGTCGAAATCCGAACGCTTCCCGACCGAATCGGTGTCCGACGCATTGGAGCGTTCGCTGCGCAACGCGAAGCACCTACGCGCCAAGGACGCGGCCACCGTCGCCGCCGCTCGCGCTCTGGCTTGGAAGATTGACCATTGGGATGAGCTTGCCGAGCAGGCTATATCTGATGCTGAAGTGAAGGGTAAGGGCGCGCGTCCGGCCGTACCCCTGAACGACAATACGTCGATTCCGACTTTTCTCAAATACTGCGCGGCTCTGGGTCTGACCCCCGAAGAGGAGAAGCCGGCGAAAACCGTTCGCGCTAAATCCGTCAACGCTGAGGAGACTCCGGTCGCCGACGAGCTTGAGGAGTATCTGGCGAAAATCAGCTAAACGGGAGGCGTCATGGGCATCGGTGAAATCAATGACGACGCCCACGGCATCACCACTCCCCGCATATTCACTCCCCCATTGCGCGAATTGACGCCGGAAACCTCAAACGGCTTCGCGGTCATCGAGTTCGCCGAGAAGTTCCTCCACGTGCATCTCTACCCGTGGCAGAAATGGCTGCTGATCCACGGACTCGAGCTTCTGCCGGACGGCTCATACCGGTTCCGCCGCGTGGTGACCGAGGTTGCCCGTCAGAACGGCAAGACCACGTTGATGAGCGTGCTGGTTGCGTGGTGGCTGTTCGTCGATTCTGGCCGTCATCCGGAATTGTCGCCGGCTTGGAAGTTTCTCGTGGTCGGTGCCGCGCAGACGTTGGACAATGCTCGTGCCCCGTATCAGGCTGTGCTGAACTGGTGCAATCCGAATCCCGCATCCGAAGGCGAGGCAGCGCTTGCGGTTCCCGTCCTGCAGAAGCGTGTGCAGCGCGTCAACAACTCGCATGGCGAAGAAGCGATAATCTGCCGCAACAAGGCGCAGTACATCGTTCGCGCCGACAAGAACATCCGCTCCAAGTCCGCGAGCCGTGTCGTGTTCGATGAGCTGCGCGAACAGCATACCGACGATGGCTGGAACGCAGTCAGTCAAACCACGAAAGCCATCTGGTCAAGCCAATTGTGGGGCATCTCGAACGCCGGCGACTATCGCAGCGTCGTACTGCGCCGAGTCGTCGACGAGGGCCGTGCCCTGGCTGAATCATGGAACGCCTCGGTCGAAACCGGCAAGCAGTCGCCGGACGAATGGGCCGATGAACATGACCCGTCCTATGGGTATTTTGAGTGGTCGGCTCCGGATAAATGCGAGCTGGACGATCTCGACGGCATTCGTCAGGCGAACCCCTCCATGGGTTACGGGCCGATGACGTATCGGAGTATCGCGGCCGACATCAACGGCATGACCGAAGCCGCGTACCGCACCGAGGTCTTGTGCCAGTGGGTGACGGCCGACATCACGCCGTACATCAACCCGAAGCTGTGGAAGCGCGGCATCGACCCGAAGTCCCGTATCCCCAATGACGGGCGCGTAGTGCTCTCCGTGGACACCAGCGCCGACCGTGAGACCACCTATATCGCCGCCGCCGGCTACCGCGAGGACGGATTGCCGCACGTCGAACTGATTGTGCGCCGCGACGGCATGCTCTGGGTGCCGAAATACCTCAAAATGCTTCGTGAGGCTTGGCCGAACATCCACGAAATCGCCTTGCAGTCCAAGGGCTGCCCGGCCGTGGACTTCGCCGACCCGCTCGCGGAGGCCGGTTGGACGGTGCATCTCATCGAGGGCTTTCGCATGGGAGCCGCAACCGGCCGTTTCCGTGACCGAGTGAAGGAAAACAAACTCCGCCATCTCCCCCAGCCCGCCATCGAACAACAGGTGAGCGTGGCCGTGACCCGACGATTGGGTGAGGTCGAGGTGTGGGACAGAAACCAGAGCGCTATGCACATTTCCGGCCTCATCGCCGAATCGCAGGCACTGTATGCGTTGGAGACTATGGACGGCGAGCCGGAGAAACCGAAGTACAGGCCCTCCACGGGCATCAAGATTCACTGTTGATATGACGTGACCCAAGGAGGCTGCGTATGGGATTTCTGAATAATCTGCTGCGCGGCCCCGCCGCCATCGCCATGAAGGGCGCGGAGCCGGAGACCGGCGCGTTGCCCACGGTGGGCGACGCGATGCCCGAGGCCATCAGCTGGCCCACCGAAGAGGACTTCGCCGGCTACGTGAACGGCATGTACTGCCGCGAATACGCGGTGCGCGTCGTGGTCGATTTCATTACCCGCCAATTGGCCTCTCTGCCGTTGAAGGTGTATCGGAAGAACGCTGACGGCGACGCGGAGGAGATACGAGACGGCGCATTGGCCCGACTGGTCAAACGGCCTTCCGAACTGCCCGGCATGAGCCGATACCGTTTCTATGCATCACTCATCCGTGACATGCTGCTGGAAGACCGGTGGCTGTGCACGCTCGGCAGCAACCGTTCTGGCGGCGGGAACACGCTTCGCCGCATCCCCGCCGACGGGTACAGCCTCACGGCGAACGGTTTCGGCGAACTCACCGGCGTGACCATCAGCAGCGTCGACGGCAACAAGGGCGGTACCTACAAGCTGCCGGACCCGCGAATCGTGCTTGACATCGGCTATATCGACGGCCTGAACCTCGGAGACCCCGTGACCAACGTTCTCCGTTCCCTGCTCTCCGAGGCGCGTGCGATGGCGAAATACCGTCGCAAAGTCGCTGAGAACAGTCCGCAGACACCCGCGTACATCTACCGGCCGAAGGAAATGCAGTGGGAGTCGCAGGAGGATTACGACGATTTCGTGCAAGCGCTCCGCAACTACCAGCAGGGCGGCGGCCGCGAGGGTGCATGGCTTCCTCTGCGCGACGGCATGGAGGTTCGCGCCATCGGCGAACTGTTCAAGCCGGTGGACATGGCCGACCTGGACGCACGCGAGAAAATCAACGAACAGGTGTGCCTCGCATTCCAGATCAGCCCGGAGAATATCGGCTTCCGCTCCGGCACCAACTCGAACATCAGCGCCTACAAAGAAAAACTCTGGAACGTGGAGTTGCTGCCGTACTTGGTGGCGTTCGAGGAGGCTTTGAACCTCACATTGCCCGAGGCTGTGGGCGAACCGGACTGTTACATCAAGGCGAATCTGGACGCGAAGCTGCGCGGCACGATGGAGACCCAGTATCAGGCGCTCTCCACCGCCACAGGCCGTCCATTTATGACCACGGACGAGGCGCGCGAACTGCTCGACCGTCCGAAACTGCCGGGCGGCGACCAGCTGATAACCCCGCTCAATGTGAGCGAGGGCGGCCAGCCCAGCCCGCAGGACGGCGGACAGACGCAGAACGCGCAGCAGGGAGCGAGCCCGAACGGCAAGCAGATGCTCGCCGAATTCAAACGCCTCTACACGTATGACGCCGGTTTCCGCGCGTCATGGGACTCGATGACGAAGGGAGAAACCTTAGATGAGTCTTGATTATCTCGGCTACGAGCTCAAGGAGCTCAAAGCCAACGATTCCAGCGGCGGCGGGGTGTTCTCCGGCTACGCCTCGACGTGGGAGAAAGACCTGTACGACGACGTGGTGGTCAAGGGCGCGTTCGCGCAGACCCTATCCGCCGACTTCAAGGCGGGCGGCGCGGGCATCCCCATCCATTGGCAACACAAGGACGGGTCCCCGAACGATGTGATCGGCGAAACGCTTTCCGCCGTGGAGGACGAGCATGGCCTGCTCATCACCGCGAAGCTCGACACCGACATCGCGGAGGGCAAGCGAGCCTACGACCTGCTCAAACGTGGCCTCATCCACCAGATGAGCATCGGTTTCATCGCCGAAAAGACCGCATGGGTCGAAGACGAGGAATCGAAGAGCCCATGGGACGGCTACCGGGAGATTCGCCAGCTCAAACTGTTCGAAATCTCGCTGGTGCAGGTCGCCGCCAACCAAGGGGCGGAAGTGCTCGAGGTCAAGGCCGGTCGAGCCATCAGCAAGGCCAACGAGGACAAGATTCGCACAGCCTACGAAGCGCTCGGCGAACTGCTCGACTCCATCACCGAAACCCCCGACGATGACGACACCGACGATTCCAAGCCCGATGACGAGCCGGACGACGATACGGCGGACGATTCGGACAAGCCCAAGCCGAATGACGGCAAGGCGAAAAAGAGTTTTGACCCGCAGTGGGCCAAGGAAATCAGCGACTTCCTCTCGCTGGCAAACAACCAATAGAAAGGATTATCCATGGGTTACATGGAGAAGCTGGCCGCCGAGAAGAAGGCGGTCAAGGCCCTGTACGACAAGGGCATGGAGAACCTCACCGACGATGAGGCGAACGAACTCAAGAACCATTACGCGGAGGCCAAGCGTTTGCAGGAGCGCGTCGACCTGTTCCAGGGCGTCAACGATTTGAACGTGGACGAGGCCAAGCCTCAGGCAAAGGCGGCTCCCGCCGTCAAGACGCTTGGCGACCTGTACGCGCAGGAGTTGAAGAAGGCCGGCCTGACCGTCATCGGCACCAAGGCGCACCCGTTCGCTTCCAGCGAGTTCAAGGCCGCGTCCGACACGCACGTGGTGGGCACCGGCACGGCGGGCACCGGTTACGCGCCGGTGGTCACGCAGGTCGACATGGACGGCGTCTGGCCGTATGAGCGTCCGCTCGTGGTCGCCGACCTGTTCGGCTCCGTCACCCTGAGCGGCAACGCCAACACCGTGGAATACCCGGTGTATGGCGCGCTCGAGGGCGGCGCTGGAACCGTGGGCGAGGGCGGCAAGAAGCCGCAGACCCATCTGCCGGCCCCCCGCTGGGAGTCCGACAGCCTCAAGGAGGTCGCCGCCTGGTGGAAGGTCACCGACAATATGGCCGAAGACCTGTCCTACATCGTCTCCGAAATCAACAACCACGCCCGCTACAACCTGCAGCTGCTGGAAGAGACCCAGCTGCTGTCCGGCGACGGCACCGGCGCGAACGTCAAGGGCCTGCTCACCCGCGACATCCAGACGATGGCTCAGGCGGCTGATTCCGACCCGGACCGCATCTTCAAGGCCCGCACCAAGATCGCGGTGGCCACCGGCTTCCGAGCCGACGCCATCGTCATCAACCCCGCCGACTACGAGACCATCCGCCTCTCCAAGGACACGAACGGCCAGTACTACGGCGGCGGCTACTTCAACGGCCAGTACGGCAACGGCACCATCATGCAGGACCCGCCGCTGTGGGGACTCAAGACCGTCGTCACCGAGGCCATCGCCCAGGGCACCGCTCTGGTCGGCGCTTTCCGGCTCGGCGGCGCTGTGATCCGCAAGGGTGGTCTGCGCGCCGAGTCCACCAACTCCCACGCCGACGATTTCACCAACGATCTCATCACGTTCCGCGTGCGCGAACGTCTCGGCTTGCAGGTCAAGTATCCGAAGGCTTTCGTCAAGGTCACACTGGGAAAAGCGGGCAAGTGACGCCCGAACCCGAGAGCATCGTCGTAGTCCCCGATTCGCTTGAACTGCGGGTCGGGACCACGGCGCGGCTCAAGGTTTCGGTGCTCCCCCAGAACGCGTCACAGGAGTTCACCGCGACGGTCTCCGATCCGACGATCGCAAGCGTTGAGGAGCCGTCCGCCGACGAGGAACAGGCGGACGGCTCCTCCATGGTCGAGACCGAATAGGCCGAGAGGAGGCGTCATGGCCGAAACGATTCCCGACATCATCACCGACCCGTCAGGTTTCGACGCTGACGGCGAGTTCTGGTTGAAGGCGGCGCAGGCGGCCATCCGCCGCACGTGCGGCTGGCATATCACGCCGAACATCGAACTGTCGGGCGTGGTCAATTCGCGGGGAGGCAAGGTGATTCGCCTCCCCGCACGCCATGTCACGTCGGTGGATGAGCTGACCGATATCGCCGGCAACCGGCTGAACTACGCCTACGACCCCGCCACGGGTTTGGTGGAATGCACCGCCGGCGTTTTCCCGGCCGGCGTGGCCACGATACGCTACCGCATCCACGCCGGTTATGCGCCGGACGAGGTGCCGGATGTACAGGGGGTGCTCATAAACGCGGCGAAACGGGCCAGCAGCGCAGCCGCCGGCATCGTCCAATCCCAGTCGGTCAACGGCAGCAGCGTCACCTACAACGTGACCCTGATGGCCGACGAGCTGGCGAAACTCGACCGGTACAAGCTGGGAGCATTGCCGTGAGCATCATCGATGACATCAACGCCTCCGGCCTGCCGGCGGCCACACGGTTCGTGCGTCTGCGCGCCTCACGCAAACCCGACCCGTACAATCCCGCGCAGACCACCGAGGACTGGACGAAACCCGTCGAATTGGAAGTGCGAGGAGCTTTGGCTTCGAGCAGTTCGACTCGCACGCCCGACGTTTTGGACGTGCAGACCACGTCGACTGCGGTGCTCACCGTGGCCGACCCGAACGCGGACATCCGGCTTGGTGACCGTATCCGACCCGAACCGGCCGATGGCCGCATGTGGGAGGTCAGCGGCTTCCCCAGCCGCGATGCCAACGCCTTTACCGGCTGGCAGCCCACGTTGGAAGTCCAGCTCACCGAGTGGAAGGGGTAGCCGATGGCCGGAAGCGGACAGGTCAAGGTGCATTTCAACGATGCGTTCTTCGATGAGATTCTCAATTCGGCTGGAGTGCGTGCCATGACCCGCGGAGCCGCGGAAAAGGCGCTCGGCGTCGCCAGGGCGAACGCGCCCGTGGATACGGGAGCCTACCGCGACGGTCTGGAGGTCAAGGCCGTGCAGCACGCGCACCGCACCACCTTTATGGTGGTCGGCACCGACGCGAAGACCATGCTGGTCGAATCCCGGACCGGCAACCTGCGCAAGGCGTTGAAGGCGGCGAAGACATGACCCTCGTATTGCCTCCTGACATGGAGGCTTTCCTCTGCGATTATCTGCGCGACCATATCACCGATGTGGATGGTTTGCAGGTGGGCAGCAAGAAGCCTCCCGACTATCAGGGCGCGTATCCGCTCGTCACCGTCCGCGATGATGGCGGTGGCGCTGACGGGCTCGGCCAGTTCGACCGAAGCATCGGCGTGAACGTGTATGGGTGGAGCCGGCAGGACGAGAAGCCCTGCAAGACTCTCGCCCGTCGCGTCTACGCGACGCTCACCGAACATCCGGCCATCGCCCTCGCCAAGGGCTCGCCAATCGTTTCCGTGGATGATTCCTCGTGCAACGGCCCATACCCGGTGTCCGACGATTCCGACACCGCGCACTACTACCTGATCGTCGAATATTCGACGGTCGGCGAACACTAACCAATCCCTTAACCGTTTTCCTAGGCCCTACACAATGTGTAGGGCCTTTTCGTTTGAAAGGACATGGAATGACAGCAGACAACCAGGGCAACGACCTTAATGCCGTCAAGAACGTACTCACGTCGAAGATCATCGTCGCCCCCTATGTGGCAGGCAAGACGCTGACCGCCTCGCAGATCGCGCCCAGCGTGGCGGACCCGATCACCGAACTCGGCGACGTGTTCGGCTCCTCCTCCGCCACAGTTGGCCTCATCACCAGCGACGGAGCACCGCAGGACTCCCGCGACGGCGACGACGCCACCGAATTCCACCAGCCGGGCTACACGCTCAACGCCGACCCGACGCTGACGCTCGCGTTCACCGCCGCCGAGGACAACGACCTCACCCGCCTCATGACCATCGGCAGGCCCGATGAAACCGGCGTCTACCACGTCAAGGACATCATCCAGGACACCAAATGGTTCGCCTATCAGGAGACCATCTACAAGTCCGGCCGCAAACGCCGTCGTCTCGGCGTCATCCAGATCACCGGCAACGAGCCGGCGCAGGATACGCGCGGCGAGGTGTCCGGCCTCTCGCTGACCGCCACATGGCAGCTCGACCCCGCCGTGGACGGCGGCAACAGCCGCTACCTGCAGTCCTACGCGGCGGTCTGACATCAGCACTCTTCCCCGCATGACCTCTCTCCTGTCGGCATGCGGGGAGCCCCAACACCAACGACGGGAGAAACACGTATGACAGGAGAACCATCATGGCAACGCAGCAGAACACGGCACCCTCGATCGCTGAATTCGAGGATTGGGACGAGACCAAGGAGACCGAGGCCCTCGCCGAGGTCGCCAAGCAGATCAAGGTGCGCCACATCATCAAGGACAACGAATACTGGGCGCTGGCACCCGGCGGCACCGTCTACAAGCTGCCCCTCTATCTTTCCATCGCCGACTTCGAGGCCCTGTCCGGCGCTTCCACCGACACCGACAGCCTCGACCAGGTCAAACGCATCCTCACCGTGTTCGCCGGAGACGAGCAGGCCAAGCAGCTCGAAAGGGAGCCCATGCAGGTCGCGTTCAACCTCATCCAGGACTACGGGGAGACGCTCGCCAAATCACAGGGCGTCGAACTGGGAAAATCGCCGACTTCTGCCGAATCCTCAACTCCGATGACGGAGTAAAGGTCCGAGCGGACTTCGCCCGATTCGGGTGGAGCATCGAACACGATCTCGGCCGGCGTCTCCCCTACCGTGACGCCATCGACCTGTACACGGCGCTGTGCGGCGACCCGTCCTCCTACACGGGAGCCTCGCTCATCGGCCTCATGTTCCCCATGAGCGCCACCGACATCACCGTATTGCAGTTCCTCGGCGCTTCCACGCTGCTCGGCGACGTGGACGGCGAACCCGAAACGGACGAGCCCACCGCCGAGGAGATCCACGAGGCCGAAACGCATATGAGCAAGCTCTTCGGATAAACAACCATCAACTAAGAGGGGAGTCGCCTTATGGCTTTCGGATCGGAAGTGGGAACCGGCCACGTGTCGATATTCCCCTCGATGAAGGGCTTCCGCAGCGCGGTCGACAAGGAGATGCGGGGGGCCGGCAAGTCCGGTTCCAACCGTTTCTCCCAGGCGTTCGGCAACGGTTCGAAAATCGGCAAATCGTTCGGCGGCAGCTTCAAAAAGGCATTCGGTTCGAGTGCCCGGGGCGTCGCCGACGATGTGCTGAAACCGTTGAAGCGTGACGCGGCGCAGGCGTCCTCCAAGGCCAGCGCCGCGCTCCTGAACTACCGTCAGGCCACGGTCAACGTGCAGCAGGCGCAGGAGAGGCTCAACTCGGCCATCGCCAGATACGGGTCGGATTCGACTCAGGCGCAGACCGCCTCCATCAATCTCGAAAAAGCCCAGTTGCGTCAGGCCACCGCTCTCGACAAGTCCAACGACGCCGCCGAACGGCTCGCGGACGCGAAGAAGGCGCTCAAGGCCGCCGAGGACGAACTCGCCAAGGGCACCAACACCGTATCCGGTTCCATGAAGACGATGGCAAGCTCGTTCTCGGCTGGATTCTCGAGCATCAGCCGGGGCCAATCCACCTTCACCGGACTCTCTGGAGCGCTCGGCAGCCTCGTGCGTAGCCTGCTCGGCGTAGACGCCATTTGGAAACCGCTCGGCTCCAAGATAGCCGGATTCGCGAACAAGGCCGTATCCTCATTGAGCGGTTTCGCCGTGCAGGTCGGCGCGAAAATCCAAACCGGACTCAAGGGAGCCATCAGCGCCGCCCAGCAAACCCTCAAAGGCTGGGGCGGCAGCATCGCAGCCACCGTGTCAGGCATCGCCAAACCAATCGGCGCGGCAATCACGGCATGGACGCAACCGATTCGCGACTGGGGAAGCAGAACCGGCAACACCATCAAAACGGCAGTCGCTACTTGGACCGCACCCATCCGCTCATTCGGCGGCAAAATCGGCTCCGCCATCGGAGATGCCGCAGGAAAAGTAGGGCAGAAACTCGCACCGGTAGCCAACGTAGCCAAGAACTACTTCGGCAACATCGCCACCGCCGCCGGAGCCGTATGGTCCAAACTCCCAGCCGGAGCACAGACCGCCGCCGGGGCAATCGGCAGCACGCTCGGCAACCTCGCCTCCAGCGCAGGCAACTCGTTCAAAAACCTCGCCCAAAACGCGGTCGCCCATATCAAGGGCCTCGCCACGGGAGCGGTCGCCGCCATCGGAGCAGGTGTGGCAGCCATCGGCGGCACGCTGGTGGCCACCGGCAAGCAGGCGTTGGGCGCGTATGCCACGTGGGAGCAGGCGGTCGGCGGCGTCGACACCCTGTTCAAGGGCGCTTCCGGCACTGTGCAGAAGTACGCGGCCGAAGCGTACAAGACGGCCGGCGTCAGCGCGAACGACTATATGAACCAGGTCACGAGCTTCGCGGCCTCGTTGGTCAGTTCGCTTGGCGGGGACACCGCCAAGGCCGCAGAGATGGGCAATCAGGCCATCATCGACATGTCGGACAACGCCAACAAGATGGGCACCGACATCCAGACCATCCAACAGACGTATCAGTCGCTTGCTCGCGGCAATTACGCGATGCTGGACAACCTCAAGCTCGGCTACGGCGGCACCAAGACGGAAATGCAGCGGCTCATCGCCGACGCGAACAAGCTGCCGGGCGTGATGAAGGAAGGCAACGACCTTTCCATCGATTCGTTCGCCGACGTGACCGAGGCCATCAGCCGAGTGCAGAAGAGCCTCGGTATCAGCGGCACGACCGCCAAGGAGGCGGCGACCACCATCGAGGGGTCCGTGAACTCGATGAAGGCCGCATGGCAGAACTGGCTCGCCGGACTGGGCAACGAGAACGCCGACATGGGCGCTCTCAGCCAGCAGCTCGCCGACTCCATCGGCACTGCGTTGAAGAACATCCTGCCCCGCGTGAAGGTCATCGCCCAGAGCGTCGTCAAAGCCATCCCGAGCCTGTTCTCGGATCTGGTGACGCTCCTGCCTGAACCGTTCCAGAACGCGATCAACGCCATCGGCAGCGTATTCAACGGGCTCGGCGAGATATTCAAACCCGTGCAGAGCGCCATCGCCCCTCTGATAGCTGCATTCATGGCCCTCGGAGCAGGCGGCATCGCACCATTGCTGTCCAAGATTCCGTTGCTCGGCGGGGTGCTCGGCGGATTGTCCGGCCCGTTGAGCGCGTTGGGCGGACCCATCGGCATCGTCGTCGCAGCGTTGGGCACGCTCATCGCCACGGTGCCGGAACTGCGCAACGCCTTCGGCACGCAGGTCACCGGCGCGTTCAACCTGTTCAAGAACACGATCGCGGGAATGAAGCCGACGTTCGATGCGTTCGGCAAAAGCCTGCAGGACATGTTCAAACAGGTCATGCCGGTGATCACCGCTTCTGTCGCGGAGCTCATCCCAGTGTTCGGCGACATACTCCAGTCGCTGGCACCGCTCATCCCGACGATCATCGAACCGCTCATGAACGCGCTCAGCTCGCTCATGCCGCTCATCGGCCAGCTCGTGTCCAGCCTGCTGCCACCGTTGGCGGACATCATCGCCGCGCTGCTGCCGGTCGCCTCGCAGATCGTGTCGATGATAGGCCAAGTCATCAGCCAGCTCGCCTCCGCGCTCGTCCCGGTAATCCAGCAGGTCATGGATTTCGTTAGCCAGCTGGTCACCGCCATCACGCCGCTCATCCAACAGCTCGTGCCAGTCATAACCGATGCGGTCTCGGGCATCACAGTCATCATCCAACAGCTGATGCCGGTCATCCAGAGCATCATCAGCGTGGTCGGCTCGGTAGTGAGCGCAATCATCGGATTCATCACCGGTACGTTGTTGCCTGCGGTGCAGGCGATGCTCCCATATGTGTCGGGTGTCATCGACGGCATACAAGGCGTAATCCAGGGCGTGGTCGGCGTTATTTCCGGTGTCATCAGCATGGTCACCAACCTCATCAACGGCAACTGGTCGGGAGCTTGGAACAGTTTCAAATCGATTCTTTCCAACGCGGCCGGAGCGGTCGGCGGCTTGGTGTCGGGCATCGTGAGCGCCATCAAGGGCGTGTTCGCCGGAGCTGGCTCGCTGCTCAAAAACGCCGGCTCGCAGCTCATCAGTGGTCTGTGGAACGGCATCAGCGGTGCCATCGGCGGATTGTACGACAAGATCAAGGGCGCGCTTTCCGGACTGGTCGATAAGGCGAAGGAAGCGCTCGGCATCCATTCGCCGTCCCGCGTGTTCCGCGACGAAGTCGGCCGCTACATCCCGCCCGGCATCAGCGAGGGCATTGACAAGGCCACCCCCGCATTGCAGCGTGACATCGCGAAGCGGATGCAGGGTGTCACGGCCGCCGCACAGTCGGCATTCCAGCCGATGACGTTGCGCTCCGCCATTGGTGTGGAGGGCTCCGCCCCATTGCCTGAAACCGGGAATGGGCTCGCAGACCTCGCGTCGATGCTTGTGGAGCTTCGCGGCCTGCGCTCCGACCTGCAGGCATTGCACGGTGATTTGGGGCCGACCATCGCTAAGTACACGCCATCCATGACCATCCGCGAGGAGAAGCGCAGGCTTGGTCTCGTCTAAAACAGGAGGACAGTCATGCAGTCGATGACCTACCGGCGAGGCGGAGGATCAAGCCGCGCCGTTTCGGCTGGGGCCGTTGATCTCATCGACCCGGCCGGTCTCATGGTCAAACGCATCGAGAGCCTGCGCACGCACGCGTGGGAGGTGGAGTTGGCCGCGCACGGCATTGACTCCGCCTCCCTCAACGCGTCAAGCGTCCAATTGGAGGCCACATGCGCCGACCTCAACGTGCTGGACGTGGCGAGCGAACTGTTCGACGCGGACGTCAAGGCCGTGGCGTCATCCCGCAGCAAGGACGACGCCGGCCTGCTCACCGTGGACGGCTGGTCGCAGACCGCGCTCATCACCGGCATCGAACCATCCTATGATCCGCCCGGCCCCGCGAAGTACGCGCTCACGGTCGCATTGCTTGACGGCCTGTGGCACAAGCGTGACGACGTGCAGCATTTCTGGTCGGATGCGCTGCAACCGGGCCTCGACCTTGATTACCCGCACGATTACCCTCACGACTACCTGCCGACGACACGAAACGCTTCGGTCGTGAACGATGCCGTCTCGCCGATGCCGTTCGAACTGGTGGTCTACGGGCCGGTCTCACAGCCGGCCATCATCATCGGCGGCAACCGGTACGCGCTCGACGTGGACATCCCCTCGGGCTCGTATGTGACCGTCAACAGCGTGGAGGGGCAACGCAGCATCGTCATGACCGCCGAAAACGGCGACACCACGAACGTGTTCGACAAGGGCGAACGAGGCAGCGGCCTCAACGGCGGCACTTATATTTTCCAGCCGTTGCCGGCCGGGGAACACCAGGTGCAGTGGAACGGGTTCGGCTTTGACCTGACCGTGATCCAGGAGAGGAGCACGCCGTCATGGTGGATCTGATTATCACCGATTCCAAGCACGTCGATGTCCGTTCCGCCGTCGACTACACTCTGGATTGCGCGTGGGGCAAGGAGGAAAACGATTTCGAACTTGTCGTGAGCGGCGCGTCCACCATCGATGCGGGTGCCTATATCTACATCGACGGCAGCGAATGCGGTGGCGTGGTCGATGCGATGGAAGACCAGCTCACTGCCGGCGTCAGCACCCTCACCTACTCGGGGCGCACGTGGCACGGCGTGCTCGCGAACAAGATCCTCGAGCCGGATAGGGGCAGGGATTATCTCACAGTGAGCGGTACGGCCAGCACGGTCATCGGCTCGCTTATCAGCCGCGTAGGGCTTGATTCGGTGTTCGACGCGGTTGTACCGCCTGACGGCAGTGGCGACCCGACCATCAAACAATACCAGTTCGACCGCTACACGGACTGCTATACGGGTTTGAGGAAGATGTGCGAGGCCAACGGACTGAAACTCAGGCTTGCCTATGCGTCTGGCCGGGTCAACATCTGGGCTGAGCCTGTCGCGCATTACGGCGACTCGATTGACAGCGACCTCATCGATTTCGACGCGACCCGCACGTGGAGGAAACCGAATCATCTCATAGGCCTAGGCAAGGGCGAGGGTGCCGGTCGAACGGTCGTCCACTGGTATGCGGACGCGAAAGGCAACGTCAGCCAGACCCAGTCGCTCAGGGGCGTGGACGAGATAACGCAGGTCTACGACTACAGCAACGCAGAAACCGCCGAACTCAACAACAAGACCAAAGAAAAATTGCAGGACCTGCAATCCGAGGGTGATGTGAGGGCCACCGTCCGTGACGACGCGAACGTGGTGTTCGACGTTGGCGACACCGTGACCGCAAGGGATAATCTCACCGGCATCACCGTCAACGCCTCGATCGTCAAGAAAATCGTCAAGGTCTCGGGCGGTGTGATGTCCGTCGACTATGAGGCCGAATAAACAGTAAGGAGCCGATTATGGCGCGTATCGACAATGCGACGGTCATGCAATGCGACCGTTGCGGCAAAAACAAATGGTACAAGGACACGACCGACCCGGACATCAAGACGTGGTACAACGTCAACCGACTGGATGCCAGCGGCACTGGCCACGACTACCTGTTCTGCGAGCAGGATTACAAGGACTACGTGAACAAGCTCAAGGATTTTGACAACAGTTTCGACAGTTGGATGCAGAACGGAGGCAAGCAGAATGGTTGAACTCGTAACCGGACACGCGGGAAAGGCACATGCCACCGCCGAACAGGCCGCAGGCCTCAACGCCGGAATCCTCGGCTTGGACGATTACGTGCTCGACGTTCACGACAAGCTCAAGATCACGGTCGTTTCGGCGAACAAGGTGACCATCGGCACGGGCGAACTGGTCATGCAGGGCCGTCACGTCAGCCAAGGCACGCCCGAGGACCTGATCGTCACCAACGGGTCGCAGGGTCAGAAACGCAACGACCTCATCGTATGCCGGTACACCAAGGGCTCGCAGTCGATTGAGAGCGCGAAACTGGTCGTGGTCAGGGGCACGCCAACCACGGGCACGCCCACCGACCCCGCCGTGAACACCACCAGCCCGTTGGACGGGGGCACCACCTACGACATGCCCTTGTACCGCATCCCGCTGGACGGCATCACCATCGGCACACCAGTCGCATTGTTCAACGTGTTGAAGCCGATGAGCGACGTGTGGGATTCCCTAACCCAGCGTTCTACGACGTGGCGAGTACCTTACAGCAGCGACAGCATTTTGCTTACGCGCATCGGTGATATCTGTTTCATGGGTGGCAACGTAAAATTCAACAGTAGCGGGCAGAACGATTACACGAAGGCTCAGGAGAAGCTCCCCGAAGGGTATCGACCCGTCATCGTCAATACGCCCGTGGCCGTTTTCGGTGGTGAAACGACATTCATCTGTTACGGCGAGGCCAATGGCACCGTCACGATGCTTGGCAATCCGAACAGCGCGTACGCGGGATGCACCGGCGTATGGAGGACCGCCGACCCGATGCCCGCCGCATAGCTTCGGGACACTGGCTCAGGCGGTTGCACTGTCTTGCAGTGACCCCACGGGTCATAGCGCGTATGAGACGGTCATGCCGAACGCGTTCGTGCCCTGCGTGCCGCCCTGATTGGCGTAGGTCATGGTTCCGTTCGCGTTTACGTTGATGATCTTCTGGTTCGCGCCGTCGCGTCCGCCAAATGAGAAATTCAAATCCATTGGGGGACGCCATCCTTCGGGCAGAGTGCCGAACGTGCCGTTGTTCCACGAGCCGGAGGCCGACGACTTCCAGTCGATTCGCAACGTCACCATCGGCCCGGACCTATAGCCTTTGACGGTGCCGTAATTGCCACTGATGAGGGTCGTGACATCGGTGCGGGTTAGGGAATCCCGTTCAGGCTATTAGGGCTCGTTCCCAGAGGCGTTGCGCGT